GGTTTAGATTCGCGCCGCGCCCCTATCGGAATTGGTCATTTTTTGTACAGTTCTAACCAACTTTCTAACTTTTTCACTTTCGGTTAGTTTTTTACTAACCTATAATACATTTCATGGGCAAATTAATTTCACAATCAGAGTTCTCAAGGCTAGTAAATATCAGCACTGCAGGCGTTGCAAAGCTGGTTAAAACTAGGTTAGTAAATGCTACGGTAGGCAAGCGCGTGGATATACAACATCCTGACGCTGTTGAGTACCTAAAAAGCAAGTTAGGGAAAGGTATAGTCACAGAACTAATATCTGTACCTATAGAAAAGCCACCTGCACCACCTCCACCTGAGCAAGTTGAGCTACCGGAAGATATAGAAGCTGTTGCAGACCTAACAATCCGACAAGTCGTGGAGAAATTCGGCACTGTTACAGCTTTTGGTGATTGGCTTAAGGCCATGAAGTCGATTGCAGACATAAAAGAGAAGCATTTGAAAAACGATGCTGCTCTTGGTCGTGTAATCGATAAAGAATACGTGGCCAACTTTATGTTCGGTGCTTTTGAAACCTCATACAGTCAACTTGTCAACGATGCGCCACGCACAATATGTGCAACCATTGTGGAAAGTCACGAAGCAGGGGAATCAATAGAAGTCCTGCAGCAGCAAGCACAAAAAATCATATCTTCACAGATTAAAGGCGTTAAAGATAAGCTGAAGAAGGCTCTTAAAAATGCAGAATGATGCTGACTGGTTAATTGAGCAAGTCGACAAACTGACAGACGATAAATACGCACTTACACCTTCAGAGTGGGCAGAACAAAAACGATACTTACCGGCCAGCGTTACACCAATGCCAGGATTCTATCGATATGACGTAAACCCAGCATTAAAAGAAATCGTGGACACCATGGATGTAAATTCACCGGTGCGTGAAGTCAGTCTAATGAAAGGTGCTCAGATTGGTGCCACAGTGGGGATACTCGAAAACACGATAGGTTATTGTATCGACCAGGTGAAGACTGCACCTGTAATGATGCTGACTGCTGACGCTGAAATTGCACAAATGAGGTTAGAGTCCTACATCACCCCAATGATGCAGCAATCAGAACTAATGCACCTGGTGAAGTCTTCTGATGAACACAACACACGTAAGACGGGCAAGACCGATAAAAAGGTAGAATGGTACGGTGGTGGTTTTCTTCTACCTTTCGGTGCAAAGAACGCAAGTAAACTTCGGTCGTTTTCTATCCGGTACTTGTTACAAGATGAATGTGACGGTTATCCAGATGTAGTTGGTAAAGACGGTGATCCATCTAAACTGGCTGAGGCCCGTACCAAAGCCTATCACCAAGTGCGTAAAGTACTCAGACTATCCACACCGTTGATTGAAGGCACCAGTCGAATCAAACGCGCTTTTGAAGATGGCGACCAACGCTACTTCAACGTACCATGTAAATCCTGTGGAGAGTTTCAGGTTCTACGCTTTTCTGGTGTAAATAAAGAAACCGGTGAGAAATGGGGTCTTGTGTGGAACATGGAAGACGGTCGATTGGTTAAAGGGAGTACAAGGTATATTTGCCGCCATTGTGGACATGCTCACACTAATGCAGATAAGACATGGATGTTCCCAAGGGGTAAATGGGTACCTACCAAAACACCTAAGTCACCTGACATTAGAAGCTATCATTTAAGCGCTTTGTATGCCCCACCTTCAATGTACACATGGGAAGCAATTGTACTTTCATATTTAGACGCATGGGACATCAACACCAATAAACCAAAAGACATGGGTCTACTTCAAGAGTTCTACAACAATGACCTTGGTGAGACATTCCGTATTCTTGGTGACAGACTTAAACTCAGTCAAATATCCATGCATCGTCGCTCATATCCGATGGGTACCATACCTAACGAAATAGCAACCAAACATTGCGAGTCCAAGATACTGTTTGTTAACTGCGCGGTCGACGTACATAAAGAATGGCTGGCAGTGGCCACCTTCGGTTGGACTAAAGGTGGTAGAGTATTTCTTATAGACTACTTTCGCTGGGAAGGCAATTGCTTGAACCTTGATGACCCTGACACATGGGGTAAACTAGATGATTTGGTCCAGAACAAAGTCTACATAGCCAATGACAAAACGCAGTACAGAATATCAGGAACACTTGTCGACTCAGGCTATAGTACTGACCTGGTATATCAGTATTGTGGCAAGTATTCCAGTGGTGTTTACCCCATTAAAGGTCGTGAACAATCAGCTAAGTCTTCCGCAATCAAAGAATTCAGTGCCTTTTCTACTCCACTTGGAACAAATGCGTATCTTATCACTGTGGACCTATATAAAGACAGGTTATCTAGCACATTACGCAGGACTTGGGATGAACAAGGTAATCAACCAGTTGGTCATTTTAATGCCCCTGTGGATATCAGTAATAATCAGCTAAATGAATTAACGGTTGAATATAGGACAGAAAAACGTGAAAGGACCACCAATAAATTAGTGGGGTATGAGTGGAAAAGACCTAATAATGCCCGAAACGAATTATGGGACTTGCTTGTGTATGCACACGCACAGTTAGATATGACTGCTTGGGACTTAAGTATTAATCGTTTTGAACTTGAGCAAGTTAACTGGGCCGCGCTTTGGGATTACATGGAAAAGGAAAAACCTTTCTACGTTGACCCTTAAAAGTACTAGAACTATACTGACTTGTAATTAAACTGCGAGAATACTACCCATGGATAGAAGTTTTTTACAAGCCCGTATAACTGCTGCTGAGGCACAGGTCGTTCTATATGAGAACGCAATCGCGGCTTTATTAACTGACGGTGTTCAGAGCTATAAGCTTGATACCGGTCAAACTGTTCAATGGGTAACTAAAGCTGACATTGCTTCATTGCAAGTCAAGTTAAATTTAGCAGAGAACCGCCTTGCTGCTTTATGTAATAGGCTTAACGGTGGTTCAGTGGTAGCGAGGCCAGGTTGGTAATGTTCGGATTATTTAAGCGTAAAAAACAGGAGATAACCCCCCGTGTAGACACGGATGAGGCTTTAGCTGGTGCATCTATCTACAATCAGCCCATCTATGCTGATTTTGATGGTGATAAGTTTCTAGGTGGGTTTGGGCCGACAAACCTGTTTAGTATTGATTATTGGACCCTACGTGAGCGTTCCGCGCAACTGTTCACCGAGAACTTATACGCTCGTGGTCTGATTCGTCGCTTAATCACTAACGAAATCAACACGGGGTTGTCTCTTGAGTGTGAACCTGAAGAAAATGTCATTGGAGTTGAAGAAACTAGCCTTGATGACTGGTCGGAAGATGTTGAGGTACGCTTTAATCTATGGGCTAATGACCCTAATTCTTGCGACATTAAAGGCTTGTCCACACTTGGTAAGATAATGGCCATAGCTCGCATGGAAGCACTCGTGGAAGGTGATGTATTGGTCATCCTGAAGCAATCTAAGCGAACTAATCTACCGACCATACAACTTATTCGTGGCGGTGCAGTTAGGACACCATTTGATAACTACTTGGATAGAGATATTCAACATGGTGTTGAACTTGATGAGAACGGTCGACACGTAGCTTTTCACATTGACCAAAAAGACGGTGGTTCAAAGCGCATACCTGCTTATGGTTCTAAATCTGGTCGTAGAATAGCTTGGTTGATTTACGGCACCGACAAACGCATGGATGAAACCCGTGGACAGCCTATATTGGCGTTAGTACTTCAATCGCTCAAAGAGATTGACCGTTATCGTGACGCGCAAATGCGTAAGGCGATAATTAATGCCACACTTGCCATGTTTATTAAGAAAACACAGGATAAAATCGGCACATTACCTATGTCTGGCGCTGCTACTCGCATTGACCAGGTGGCTAATGTAGCTGACCCTGCAGGTACACCTGACCGGTCCTTTAGTGTCACTAACCATGGTTTACCTGGCATTGTCATGCAGGAACTTCAGCAAGGCGAAGAACCTGTTGGCTTCAATGGTAACGGCTCAGATGAACACTTTGGCGGCTTTGAGGCTGCTATCATTAGCGGTGTAGCATGGGCTAATGAGATACCACCTAACATCCTTAGACTAGGCTTCAGTCATAACTATTCAGCTAGTCAAGGTGAAATAAACGAATTTAAAGCCTACCTTGATAGGGTCCGTAAGAATTTTGGTGATGAATTCTGTCAACCGATTTTCAAAGAATGGATCATTAGTGAAGTCTTAAACGGCAATGTGAAAGCACCTGGATTACTTAAAGCTTGGCGCGATAAGAATTCCATACAGGTTAACGCATGGCTGTCGACTGAATGGGCAGGTGCAATTAAACCGTCGACAGATATATTTAAGCAAGCCAGAGGTTATGAGTTATTGATATCACTTGGCGCGATTACTCGTAACAGGGCATCAAGGGAATTGACCGGTACTAAATACTCAAGGAACGCTAAAATTTTACAGCGTGAGAATGAGAAACTCGTGGAAGTCCGTCGACCATTGGCTGAGTTTACAGAAGAACTTAACAATACAGGGGAAGACGATGGCCAAGAGTAGTATCGACATCTCTGATTCTTGGGTTCTTGTATCGAGCAATAAGGCATCATATACGGTTCGTAAAGTCGGTGAAGGCATATTACTTGTCAACGATGCACAAAGTGAAGTTGGTGCTCTTAAAGTTAATAACTTTTCTGGTCGCGTACAACTGCTACAGACTTCAGCGGTGAACACTTATATGAAAGTAACTAAACCATCTACTTGGACTGTAGACGTAGATGAATCTTAAACTATAATTTGGTTAGAGGTAATCATGGCCAGAACTAAAGTAACAGTAACCACAAGTTGGCAGCTAATATCGTCAACTGAGACAATTATTCAGATATCTAAGGCACCTGGTAGTGTAGGGCAACTGTTCTTTAACACCAGTGCTAGTGATACAGCCGCAATGGGCTTCACGCCTCAAGATTTAGGTCAGTTCATCATCCAAAATAGCGTAGAAGACACTTATGTCAAAGCTGCTCAAGATGGATGGGAAATAATTGTAGACGACGGGGGTGTAAGATGAGCCTTATTGCTGTCAGTAAAGTTGTAGCATTTCTTGGTAGTCAATTCACAACTGGCGCTAGTTATGACCAGTCATTAAACACGACTGATGATGTAACATTCAATAGCGTTCGCGGTGGTAATTTAAAGTTATCAGGTAACATCATATCTTCAGAGGATGTTAACGGTAATATTGAGATCACACCAAACGGCACAGGAACTTTTGTTGTCAATACTGATGCTCACATTACCGGAAATCTGATTGTCGATGGCACCAAAACCATTATTGACAGTGAGACAGTAGCTTATCAAGACAATTATCTAAGCGTTAATTACGGTTATGAAACTGCTGTTGCTCAATCGGGTGGGTTAGTTGTTAATTTCCTACCTACAGCAACGCAGGACACCGTTTCTGCTGGTGCTTTTGTTGCTGGTGTAACAGCTACATCAAATCCAACCGTTGCTACCGTTGGCGCGGCTACGTTTTCTGCTGGTGATATTATTCAGATCACAGGAACAGAGAACGGGCAAAATGACGGCCTTTACGAAGTGCTAAGTCACGCTGCTAATTTACTAACAATTCGCGGTGTAGGTTTAACCACCACCGTTGAAGCCTTTTCAAACAATCAATTCACCGCTAACGCTTCTGACAACGCAACTATTACAAAAGTAAATGTCAGCGTTCTTAGAGCTAACACAAGCGGCTCATGGGAATTCGGCAGCGGTGCTGCAACTGGTATTTCTTACAAAAGTATGGCGGTTAGGAATGGCGCTCTTGCTTCTGGTTCTGTTATTTTTGCAACCACTTCAAATCTACTTGAAGCAGACAGTGGAAATTTCTCATATAACAGTGGCACAAGCACTTTAAGCGTTACTAATTTATCAACTGGAAATATAGAAAGTTCTGGCAACCTGCTATTAAAAGCGGCTGGTTCAAATAACGTGAGCATTTATACAAACAGTGTAGAGCGTTTTAAGGTCAACGCTATCGGTGAAATAGTCGCCATTGGTGGCCCAATGACTAGCCGATCCTCAGTGGCAGGGATAGCAGGATCCGCAGCGGATGAAAATAGCTTTGAATTGGGCGAAGGTTATTTGAATTTAAGTCGTGATAACTCAGCAGAAGCTCAGCAAATCCGATTTAATAAAAACGGTTCTTTACACTCAGGCATTAAAACAAATGCGGCAGGTTTTAATATTTTTGGTTCAGATGGTGATTCGGACGTAACAGTAGACACCTCTGGAAATGTGGGTATTGGAACAACCAATCCCAGTGCTGGGGCGATAGGCGGTAAGGTGTTGCATCTCCAACACTCAGGTGGAGGAGCTAGTGTTAGAGTAGATAGATCGGACGCTTCAACTGCTGGAACGCTATCGATCACGTCTGGCGACACGACAAACGGCATTTACAGTACAGGCGCGAAAGATCTTGTTTTATACACTAATAGCACAGAAGTTGCGCGGATTGATTCAACTGGGCAGTGGGGTATTGGTACAACAGCGCCAGTATCGAAATTCACTTTAACGAACGACGACTACTACGGCTCATCTAATATTAACGATGCAGATGTTTTGTCTGTTACCAGCACCATAGCAACTTATGGCGATGTCACTGGCGCGATAACTACAAGCGAGTATTTGGGCGGCTACGCTTTCCAAGCATACGATACCACATCGGCAACGGGTGGCGGTTTAACGAAAAATGCTGGCATGTTTGCTATAGCAGGTAAAACATTTTCAGTCTCATCGTCTAGTATTGAATTGTCATTTAGAACAGGTGTGGATGGTACGAGTGCTGAAGCCGTCCGAATTGATCAAGATGGTCAAGTGGGTATTGGAACAACCAATCCCAGTGCTGGGGCGATAGGCGGTAAGGTGTTGCATCTCCAACACTCAGGGGCTACGGCAAGTGTACGAGTTGATAGATCAGACGCAGCGACAGCAGGCACACTATCTATTTCCTCAGGGAACTTAAATAACTCCATATTTTCAACAGGTGCAAAAGATCTGGCGTTTTATACGAACAGCACCGAGCGTATGCGTCTCGACAGTTCTGGTGACTTTGTTGTAGGTAGTTCTAGCGCCGATGGAAGGCGTTTCAGAGTGACAAAAGACAGTGCTGATGTTGATGTAAAATTCGACACTACTACAAGCGGCAAAGCTGCTTTAATAATTAGTGGTTATGAAGCAAATACAAATCTCGCCACAACTTCAAGCGGCGCTAAGTTAACACTTCAAAATAGCAACGGCACAGCAGGTAACTACTCCTCTATTATCGGCGTTGATTCTGGCGGCGCTACAATGTCACAGATTGCTTTCGTTAATGTGGATCATACAAACAACGAAGGTGAAATTGCGTTCTTTACGCGCCCCAGTGGTGGCAGTATTACTGAGCGCATGAGGATAGATAGTTCTGGCAATTTAAGTATTAAGGCACTTAACAAGATAATCACAAACTCAGGATCAGGTGGCAACAATTATATTGTTGCATCTACAAGCGGCGCAAATCCTAATATGGACATATACACCGCAGGATTGAAAAGGGCTTCATTTACGTATGACGGCCAGTTTTTAGCGCCTTCAGGTTCCGCAAGTTCCCCAGCAGTTGCAGGGGTGGCCGACACAGATACAGGCATGTATTTTTTAACCGGAAACCAATTAGGATTTTCCACTGGCGGCACTACAGCGGTAACAATTGATTCAAGCGGCCATTTACTTGTAGGAACTACAGACAATACACCGTACAACAACAGCACAAGCGCTGGCACTGGCACATCTATTGGCCCTAACGGGCAAATTTGGAATCATGCTGACAATGGTGATCTAGGAACATGGAACCGCACTGGCTCTGATGGATCTATATTCCTAATCAACCGCGATGGGTCAACAGTTGCGACCGTTTCAGTATCTAGCGGCACTGTTACATGGGGAACTTTTTGCGGTGGCCATAACTCTCAATTTGCTGATAAGTCACAACCTGAAATAGAGCGCGGAACTGTGATGGCCTCTATTGATGAGTTGGTCGAGTGGAAAACGGTTAGGTGGGTTGAAGATGTCACCGAAACCTACAAGGACGAAAACGGAGACACGGTAGAGTTAACTACGCAGGTTCCAAAACAGGCTGATTATTACGGGGACGAACCAGTAGGCGCGGTATTTACTGACGACGACGGAAACGAAAAAACCGTACATGCTAAAAAAGCCGACCAATTACCTAAATGTGAAATATCCAATACTAAGGGCGATAAAACGGCATATGGTACATTTAGCCATTACGATGATAACGGCACGCCAATTATACACGGCCTAGGTCAAACAGTTGTTAGAGTTACAGGTCCAGTCGAAAATGGTGATTTATTGATGAGTAATGGAGATGGTACAGCATGTCTTTGGGATCCGTCCTACGGATATGCAGCGGTACTTGGTAAATGTAGGCAAGGTAAATTAGATGCTGGCCTTAAAGATGTGAATTTGTTGGCATATACTTGCTACGCTGGATAAAAGATGGCAAATAGTAATGTTGACGACATAGCATTTTTAACAAAAGCAAGTGATAGCTTGTTAGCTGCAAAATTAAGGCTAACTAATAATGATGATCCCTATTCTACCGAATGGACAGATTATTGAGCTAGTTCTATTATTGTAGGGTGAAATAAGATGCCGACGGCATTTGGTATTAAGTAACATAATTTAATTTATAAAGGGCGGTAAATCATGAAAAATAAAGATTTGACAGTTTTAAAGAAAGGTATCGAACTGTGTGGAAAGTTAGAAGGCGCTAAATTTGCTTATGTGCTTTCTAAAAACTACAAAAAAGTGACCGAGGAAATTCAACATCTTCAGTCTTCACTAGAACCAACTGAGGAATATAGAGAGTTCGAGCACAAAAGGATCGCACTATGTGAAAAGTACGGCGATCTCAACTCTGAAACAAACAAGTTCGATATTGAAGATAATGATTCTTTCGTTAAAGAGTACAAAGAACTATCGGAAGAATACGCTGAAACGATAGCACATCGTGAACAAGTACAGAAAGATTACGATGCGATACTCGATGAACCGTGTGAACTGGCATTGGTGAGAATACCAATGGATATTGTACCCGATAACATCACTGTGGAAGCCATGGATTGCTTATCATTTATCATTGACGGTGACTAATGAGTTTAATTGTCCCGAGTAAAATGCCAGCCTTTTTAGGTAGTAGATATACTCGCAGAATCCCAAGTTCAGCAGTGGTTGTTAAGACTGCTGCTGATTTATCAGGGACATTAGATTCAGGCAAGGTCTATCTGATAGATGGTATAATTGATATGGGCAACCAATCAATTGAAGTACCGGAAGGTGGTTTAACTCTATGGGGTTATAGCTTTGATATTTGTAAATTAATATCAAGTGAAGCTAACTACACAATGTTTACTTCACCTGTAGGTGGTAGTGGTAATTTATTAGCTACCGACATTGCAATTGAAGTCACAGGTACTAATTCACAAGTATTCGACATTGTGGATGCAAACGGTTTTCATGCGTTTGAATTTAATCGAGTGAATTACAACGGTTGTACTTCTTTGGGAACCATTGATAGTTACAGGCAGGGTTTAGAGAACGGCACAGGTCGTTTTGGTGGCAAACCTGAATTGACGTTGAAAGGTACATGGGTTGGTGGTTATGCTATTTATACGTCGATAGTTCGTGGTTTAACTGACGGTGCTTATAGCTTATTTAAGGCAGGTGTTGGTTTTACAATGAATTCGCGTTTTGTGACCAATATTAATGTTGATTTGAATTCCACCGTGGCTCTTTTAGACTTCGCGCCTTCCAATTTTCCGAATCCTTCCAGTTTACAGTTGAACGGATGTATTGTTGCTCGCAATGGTGTCAATAATTCTTCCGATTTAACTTTGACACCTAATATCACGCAAAAAGACTTACCATCTCTATTTTTGAATAATGTTGGTTTACCTAACACAATCATTGGTGGTGAGTTGGAAATATCAGTAGAAGCAACTACCGTGATACCGCTAGTGTCCACATATTATGATATTGCTGGTACTTGGTTTGAAATTGATTTACAGCACTTTGATTCTCCATCCAATGGTCAATTACGTCATTTAGGTAAAGACCCCATTTTATACAAAGTCAATTTAGAACTAATCATGGATTCAGTGGCCAACGATGTACTATCTGTAAGACTTAGAAAATGGGATGATTCTCAGGGTATTTTTGTTGATGGCAGAGATCATGTAAGACAAGTGAATTCTTTAGTCGGTGGCAGAGATGTAGCGTTTTTTACTGTATTTGAAAGAGTCGAACTTGAACAAAACGACTATATATATATTTACAAGTAAAAAACAATACTGGCGCTAATGATGCTACATTAGAATTAGAGAGTCATATATTAGTAGAAGTTGCATAGGTGAAATTATGAACG